GACACGGTCACGACTCAACTAGAGTTTGATGCAATATCAGATTCAGCCTACACCGTGGAAATGCAATACGTCAAAAAACTGACAGCATTGGACGACACAAATACCACAAATGACGTACTGACTCTTTACCCTAATATCTACGTTTTCGGTTCATTGTGGGCGCTGTTCCAAGATTCCAGAGAGGAAGAGTTGGCTGAGTATTACTACGGCAAGTTCGTGACTGCGATCAATGGCGCGAATGAGTCCACTAATCAAGGCAGATACGGGCCAGCGCCTTACATTAGGCAAGAGGGATACCTGCCTTGAGCCTATCCGCGTTTAAATCAGTACCTTTGAACATAGTCGGGCAATCCTATGAGCATAGGTCGCCTGCTATCAGCAAACAGAGAACAATCAACCTGATCCCACAAGCTGAGCTGACCGGGGCAAGTCAATCATCTTTGGTTTCATGGTATGGCTCAGTACCATGGTCAAGTGGTTCAGGCGTAGGGCGTGGCCTATACGTGTTTGATGGCGTTTTGTACAAGGTCAGCGATCAGTCCTTATATTCGATTAGCTCTACCGGTGTTCAAACGTCGATAGGTACTATTTCTGGTTCTAATCGGTGTGTGTTTGCTGATGACGGTACGAATCTGATTATCACGACAGGATCAACCGGCTACCAATATTCCGGTTCGACACTAACGAGCATCACAGACGTTGATTTTCCATCGTCTAATTCCGTCGCGTATCTTAATCAGAAGATGTTCTATGACGGAGCTAGCGGTCAATTCGTTGTCTCGACTGTTGGTAACCCGGACGACATTCCATCGAATAACTTTGCCACTGCTGAACTTTCGCCAGATGACACAACCCGAGTTTATTCGTTTCGGGAGCGTGTCTATATGTTTGGTGAAAGAACCGTTGAACCGTGGTACGACACCGCATCTGGTAATCCTCCCGTTGCTAGGGTTAATGGCGGCGTGATGAATGTCGGTCTAGGTGCTGTTTATTCAGTGGCAAATACAGATGAGTACCTGTACTGGCTAGGGGATGACAAGCGAGTTTACAGGACATCTCAATATCAAGCCCAGAATGTGACATCGACAGCAGTCAGTGAGCAACTGGACGAATTAAGCGCGCTAGATGATGCCGTTGGTTATGTCGTGAGACTTAGCGGCCAGTCATTCTATGTGCTGAATTGCGTAGCTGGTGGCAGGACGTTTGTGTTCTCTGAAGATGCTAACGCATGGTTCAACCTTTCATCCGGACAAAATGAATCTAATTATGTCGGGACTGATTACGCCGAATGCTATGGGAAACGATTGATCGAGTACGGCGGCAACGTCCTGTATCTGGACAAAGACACCTACACAGACAATGGAACTACTCGAATCTACGAAAGAACCTTTGGCCCGGTGACAGCTAAAGAGCTTGGCATAACTGGGCGCGTCCTGATGTCTTATATCGACTTCCACATGCAAACAGGCGTGGGGATCATTAGCGGGCAAGGATCTAATCCTCAGATCATGGTATCAGCGTCTTATGATGACCAATCATGGACAAATGAGGATGACGTTCTATTAGGACGACAGGGGCGGGGTGACCTATTGGCGAGATGGGATAACACTACGACCTTCTACCATGCGCATTTTAGACTGAGATGTTCAGACCCTGTATTCCTTGCGATTCATGGTGCTAGCATTGGAGTTAAGCCTGGGGGCTATTGATGACAATAATTGACCCGTTCTATCTGAGGATTCCACAGGTATTTCTACAGAATCCAGAAACAAGGGATTATTTCGAAAGACTGAATCGGTTTGCTAACGAGACTTGGACGGCTTTAACTGGCGGCACAGGATCTGATCTGATCACAGAGACTGCCAAAAAGGAGCTATTCCCGTGGGACATTACGCCACGTCAAACAGTCATTTATAGCTCTGTCTCAACCGCTTATACGACTACAGGCTATGAGCGTATATTGATAGTTACCAGTTCGACAACGATCACTTTAAACGCTAATCCGGCAGATGGCGAGATTGTGTCTGTCAAAAGACGAACGGCAGCGGGTAACGTGGTTATTTCTGGGACAATAGACGGGGCATCTTCCTACACTATTTTGTTGAATAACGAGGGCGTAACCTTGATGTACAGTGTTGAAGCCTTGGAGTGGTTGATTATATGAGCTATTCACCTTTTGCAGGCTTCCAAAGCACGTCAAACAACTCGACAACACCTCTAGCAGGTGGCGCGACGTTCACAGGTACGGCCGAACAAAACAACGTTCCTGATGTGATGTGCTCATGTTATTCGGATGTTGCAGGTACTTTGTATTTTGATTTCTCAGTCGATGGTACTAACTGGCGAACATTCCCAAGTTCTGGATTTACGGTGTCGGCCGGAATACATGAGTTCCACACCGCCGTAAAAGGGCCACGATATTACCGAACCCGATTTATTAACGGCGGATCTGCTCAAGCTACATTCCAGCTTTACACCTATTTCGGATGGTTCAGACAAGGTACGGCTCCAATCGGTTCCTCGATTGCAGATGATGCCGATGCAATAGTGGTTAAGTCTGTTATATCAGGTGTAGGGAATACAACGGCAACGGTAACAGACCACAGAGCACTACAGGTAACACAGCCAGCTGAAGGCAAAACGGCCTTTGGTGAACTGCTTACTGCTCATCTTGTTCCAATTATCCAAGAGACTTTCATTTATAACATCAACCCTTATAAGTTCGCGCAAAGGGACAATCAAAGCGGGTCTAGTGCGATCTCAAGCAGCATGCTTGTGTGTCAGACAGGCGCGGCAGCTAATTCATCTGGATGTGTTGAGACATTGACGCGCGTCAAGTACGAGGCAGGAATAGGAATTCGGTCGCGGTTCACTGGTCTTTTTACAACAGGGGTAGCAAACAGTTCTCAGCTTATTGGGATAGGTGAATCAGGATCCGGCTTTTACTTTGGATACAATGGAACGTCCTTTGGTGTTCTAAGAAGAAATGGCGGAGTTCCTGAGATTAGAACGCTCACCATAACAACAGCATCCAGCACTACAGAAAACGTGACTGTTACCTTAAACGGTACGGCTGTTAGTGTTGCTGTAACGAACTCAGGCGTGATTACTACAACAGCTAATGAGATAGCTGCTAAAGACTATTCGGACGTGGGTAGAGGATGGGATGCGACGGCGGTAGGATCAACCGTTATTTTTACGTCATGGGATTCCTCGTCAAGAACCGGCACATATTCGGTATCTGGGACAACAATAGTCGGGAGCTTTGCCCAGACGTTAGCTGGAGTAGCTCCTACTGATACATGGGTGGCTCAAGCAGATTGGAATGGCGACGATAATTTCGACGGCACTGGTTTGACTGGCGTCACGTTAGACCCAACTAAAGGTAACGTGTTTCAAATCGACTTCCAATACTTGGGATTTGGTGCGATTCGATTCTATATTGAAGATCCGGACGACGGAGAGCTGCATTTAGTCCATCAAATAGCCTATGCGAACGCTAATACAGTTCCCTCATTAGAGAATCCATCGCTTCCGTTGAGAGTGATTGCTGAAAACACGTCAAACACGTCAAATATCACGATTAAATCCGCGTCAATGGCGGCGTTTAGCGATGGCAATAGGGTAAATGTCGGGATCAATCGCGGGATAGAACATAATGCGACAATATCAAGCTCTGGGAACACGCCCATAACGTCATGGAGGGTCGCTGAGATTTACCAAGGTAAGATGAACAAGTCGACGGTTAAGATAAATATCGTGGCTTGCTCAGTTGAACACACAAAGCCGGTACATTTTAACTTCTACGCAAACTCAACTTTAGTCGGCGCTTCGTTCTCGGCCATAGATTCAAATTCGTCTATTCAACAAGACACCTCAGCAACATCGAGAACGGGCGGCGTCTTTTTGTTTAGCATCCTGTTAGGTAAGGCAGGTAACCAAGTCGTTTCTCTACTAGATGATCTATGGACAGGCCTATTTAATGTTGGCGATACGATTACGGTAACGGCAGAATATTCATCTGGAACTAACGCTGAGGTAGCGGTGAGCTTTAACGTGACGGAGAAGATATGAGTACGACAATAACGACTCACGCGATAGAAACGCAGCTTTCGGCCACTGAAGACACGATAGTTTCAACAGCTTCCAATGAACGCAAATACATTGGGAAGCTGGTATTTACCA